ATACAAAGTTTACAAAGTCATTGATGGCTATACTTGTAGCTTCAAATGCAGTATTAAAGAAGTCAGCAGTTTTTTGGTTCTTCATAAAGATTTCACTAAGCATCTCAAACGCTTTAAGTGCTAAACCAATACCAGCAGCCTTTAATGCAACCCCTACGCCTTTTATACCATCTCTAATACCACTTGTGGCTTTTGCAGTAGTCTTACTAGCCCCACCTATATCTTGTACAGATTTTTTTACTTGTTCTAAGTCTTTTTTAGCATCGCCTACATCAGCGATTAACTTCATTATTACTTCTTCTTGATTTGCCATTTACCTAGTATTATTTCGTTATAATCTGTTTTGTCTTTAAATTTAGTTATCAAAGGTAGTACATCTTTAAATGCACTAAAACCTACTTTAATAACATCACCCATTAGTTTAAATTCTGTTACCTTATGCATATCTTACTTCTGTTATTCTTAGTACTACTGTCCAATATACTGTATGTCCTACTTCACCTGTTACATCTACTGATATATGGTCTTGATAAGCAGTATGTGGGGCAAAATTAATATCATAATCTAATGCACTATCTCTAATTGTTGTACTTTTTTGGTGTCCTAATTCTGTTAATGTGCTATTTACATATTTATAAGTAGCTTTACCATAATTAGTCCAACCCTCATTTGAAGCTGGGTTTAAAGCTACTGCCGTATAATCTATTGCGTATAATGTTTCATAATCACTATTAACATAAAATCTTGCACCTACATAATTACCTAAATATAATTCTGTTTCAGTATCATCAGTAGTCATACCGTCATATTGTAAAATAGTATATTTTGCTCTATTAGGTGTGCTTGCACAACTCATTGCTATTTCACCATAGTTATCTATATAAGCATTTACACCTATTGCTACTCCATATTGTGAATTTTTATTAATATAATTCTCTTTACCTATGGCTACTGAATTACTTGTGTAAATTTTATTACCATTACCTAAAACAAAGTTATTTACTCCATAAATTTTATTACCTCTACCATTTATAAAGTTATTTTCTGTACTACCTATATCTTTAGCAGTAGGTATTCTACAAACACCATTAATATATTCATAGCCATAAGCATTACAATCTTCTTTACTTCCTGTTGTTGTGCCTGTGCCTTTATCATCTACAAATAATATCTTACCTGTACTATCTATACTATCTATTTTTCTCATATTCTTAGTAATTCTACTTTAGCTAAGTTATTTTTATCTGTATTGTATTCTATCTTATTTACTCTATATAATTGGTCTTGTATTCTTACTTTATCAGCAAAACTAAAATTGTATATATCAGTAGGTTTTAAATAAAATTCTGCTTTTAGTATTAAACCATTATTTACATTATATTTTTCATTTATATAATTAAACCAATATACATTAAACAAAGTATTGGTAGGTTGTGTATTTAAAGCACTATCTAAATTTGTGGTATTAATTAATCCAAACAATAAACTATTAGTTTCAGATGTAGCATCTGCTAAATCATCGTCATACATTGTAGCATTAGCATAGTTTGTTTCCCAACTTCCTGTACTAAAAAATTCATCATTATCGTAAAATACGTTATCGTCATATATAGTATTTCTTTTGAATACTAATCGTGGTTTATTGTCATAAGGTACGTGTGTACTATCTTCATATTTAGTTATCCATTGTGTAAATACATTAGTACCATTAATTTTAAATATATATGGTGCAGAAAACACTTCTGTTTCTATTATTTTTATTTCGTCATTATCTACATCAAATTCTAATACTTGTGAACCATAATCTATTGTGTTGGCTTTATTGTAACGATTTTTCATATAATCATCATCTTCTAAAGCGTGTTTAAATTCTATACGCTTAGGTATTTCTATTGGTTCTATTACCATTTCGTTAGAATTTATTTTTTTTGTCCAATCTAAAGTTTTTGCATTTGAAATAAAAGTATCATATGGTTCTATCATTAAAGTATTATTATTTTTACTTTCAATAGTCAAATTAAATAACTTAGTAACATCTTTTATAATATCAGCTAATTTAATATCACCTAACCTTGTATTAATAGCTTCATCTGTTAAATTATAAGGTAATACTTTTAAAGCTAAACGATAATCTTGAAAAGGTGTTGGTATAAAGTATACTTCATCACCACCAGCATTGTTAGGGCAAGTAAAACCTATAAAAGCAGTAGCACCCTCTGGCACTATTACTTGACCATTTAATGATAAACTTGACTGTGTATTGGGTTGTGCATATGTAGTATCTATTACATAATAAACGGGGTTACCTAATGTGTTTACAGTATTAACATTTAGATTAATTTGTGCACCGTAAGCTAAATTATTATCTACATATATAAAAGCACTAATATCTAATATGCAATCAAAAGGTGCAGTAAATACGCTTGTATCGTGGTTAAAATCATCATTATCATCACCTGTTTCGTTGGTATAATTTAATAATGGAAAGTCATAGGCACTATTCCAACCTAAAGCTAATTGTGGGCTTACATTATCTACACCTGTTGCTACGATTACATTTGTTATATTATCATCACCTATATCTGTGTTTACCGTAGTATCAAAATATATTTCACTAAACAAAGTACTATCAAAAAAAGTACTATTATAAGTAAATCCAGCATATTCAAATATCTTATCAATAATATATTTTAACTGAACATTTAAGATATAATTTTCATATGGGTTTATAGATATTTCACCGTTTATATCTGCTATTAAATTACCATTATTAACTAATGGATAAAAAGGTACTGTACTTGTACCACCAGCTTCTAAAGTTACACCTGTTGCTGACCAACTATTATATATATTACTTTCTGTTATATTATGGTCTATATCGCTAAGGTCTAAATCTTTTATAGTTGCATCTGCAAGTGTTTCTATAATGTTAGCTACATCATTAAACAATACTACATTGTATGTTATTTCTGTATCTTTATCTACGACATTTAAGAGCCTTAAAAAACCCTCTAATACTAATACTTCATCTGAATAAAGATAAGCCTTTACATTCTTGTATTCGTTGAAATTAGTCTTATATCTATCAAGGTTGTAGTAGTGTTCAAAAAACTTATTGTTATTTTTAGTAGCTGGTAAGTTAAAGTCCTTAGAATAACTTGCGTGTTTACTTTCTATATCCCTTACATCATCAACTTGTAATGTTAAAGATATATTTTCATTACCAAAAGTATCTAACTCTTGTAAATTACCTGTTACTTGATTTTGTACTACTAATCTTATCATAGTCTTTGTACTCTTGTGTTATGTCCTTTTTCTATTGTTATGATATATTGTTTTAACATATCATTTGCAGAAGTTTGTTTTATGTATTCTGTTTCATTAATAACGACAGGTTCAAAACTATCACCATACTGCATATATACATCAGGACTTAAAAACAATTCTTCTAATACACTTGCTTCATCTTCTGTTATAAAGTCTGTATTAGCTTCTATTGTTTCTATTGCGTTAGTATTAAATACTCTTGTACCACCATCATAAGTGCCTTGATTATAATAATTAAAATCAAACATATCACCTATTTGTGTAGTAGAAAAGTACGGTGTGTAACCGTAATTCTGTTTTATAGGGCTTTTGTTTATTTGTGTTCTTCTTACTGACTTCTTAGTAAAGTTGTAATAATCCCAAGCACCTAAACTATTTAAAAATGCTAATCTTATAGTTTCATAACCTTTGCAGTCTGCATCTTGTATATCAAATCTGTAAGCATTACTTACTGCCGTATTGACATTAAGGGCTTGAACATAATAATAAGCTACGTTAGTCATAGTTACACCAAGTTCTTCTAATTGTGCAGTACCACAACCGAAGTATAGCAAGCCTTCATCTGTATTTGTATAATCTATTGTATTACCAAAAGCTGCACCACCATTAAATAAAGTATTATCTACATAATCTGTACTTAATAAAGTATCATCACTATCATAGGTTTTAATACTAAATCTTGTTACTTCGCTATCTTCATAATGTTTACCATTCAAAAAACCTATTGTATGATATTGACCTAACTGTATCTTTTGCCCAACTTCATTATTACCTACAATATATAGATTACGAAATTTAGATAAGAACTTTTTACTACTTGCAGTTAATAGATAATCACTAAAATCCTGACTACTATAACCGTCTTTATGTTGTAATACTGAATTAAAGAAGTTAAAACTTACTTGTGGGTTTAGTGCATCAGCTAATGATAAAGACTGTATTATAGTACCACTAGGTGTATTGCTATATTCATACCCACCAATACAATAACAGTTTTTTAAGTTGTTTCTATTTCTTGCAAATTTATCTATTTGGTGTATTGAGTGGTTTACTGACTGCATATTATTATTACCGAAAGTACTATAAATACCATCTAAATCATACCCACTCTTGTCTGTTTCTGTATAATCTTGTAAAATAGATGCTATTCTAAATATAGCTTTATTGTAATTGTCTAATGGTGCTTTTAGTGTAGCTATTAGCACATTATTTATATATACTTGACAAATGTATTTTACGTTATATAAATTTATTATACCTTGTGGTATATTTTCTGCATATATGACAATATCTGAATAAGCTGGTGCAAGTTTATTTGCATCGTTAGTCATTGTCGTTTTTAATTGTACTGCCATTATTCTATTTCTTTACTTACAAATTTTAAAAATTGTTGTGTGTCATTAGCGTAAGCCTTAATAAATGCTTGTGGTAAGTCTTTATAAGCTACGTTAAAAGCATCACTAAAAAAGTTAGTAGGTTTTATTCCATATAACTTAATGTTTCTAGCTATACTATATACTAAACTCTTGCGTGATATAAACCTACCTTTTTCATCTCTTATACCATCTAACCCCTTACGTACTACCCACTTATCTATTACACCTGACGGTGGCTGCTTAGTACTATATTTATAAGGTGATTTAGGGGCTTTAGCACTTGACTTACTACCCTGTACCCCTTTATCTACAAACTTAGCATACCCCTCTGCTACAAAAGACATATCTATTGCACCTGATGGATATACTTTTAAAAAGTACCCTAGACTACTACCTAAATCGCCA